CTTGACCCGAATACAAAAGACTAACCAACTCACGGAAAGCTTTAGCCCAACCAATCTTACTGTCTGCAACATGGATTGTAGTTTCTGTTTCATAAAAGTCCTCACTTATGGTTGGTAGTTTAGCAACAGACTGTCTCTCTACGGAGAACCCTACGCCTGTGCCACACATTAATACATATAATATCTCATCAAATACTCTGGGGTTATCAACTGCTATGTAACTACAGTTAAACCCTGCCATGTTATCTCGCTTAAGTGCGTCACCCGCTGTCATAAGACAACGCATGGATGGCATAATCTCTTGCCTGTGTATTGCACTAAACAATTCCTTAGCAAGTTTATCGTCTATCTGTCCACGCTCTAACCAGAAGTCGATGTAACGCTGTACAGTTTCTTTCCACGTCTCTCTTCTATTATCTTCTTCTCGCCATCTAGCGTAACGTGACTTGTGTATGTATTGTTGATATGAATCCATTATACTTCCTCTTCCACTTCTTCGTCCCAAAAACCATCGTTAGCGAGTTGCCAAATACATAGTTGACAAATCATCCAATCCCCTTCAACAGCAAAGAGTTCGTCAACTTCCTTACATCTTTCACACTTACCCTTTTTCATCGGTTATCTCCTGAACCTTTAAGCGTGTCGCTAATCTTACGCTTGTATAATTTGTTTAAGTTATTAAATGCTATGTCACTAAGGTTCAGCCCTGCTTCATCTGTCAGCATAGCTAGATACCAGAACACATCTCCTAGTTCTGATGCCAGTTGATCTTTAAAGTTAGCTGGTTCTCCGTCTCTAATCTTTTTCTTAACCTTACCCGCTACTTCACCAGCCTCACTTGCTAGACCCATTGTTAGATAGACTAACGCTGAGTCTTTCGGGAAGATAGCTGTGGCAGCACACTTGCTTTGATACCAATCAAACCCTTCAAACATCCCTGTAATTTGTTCATATGATGCTCCACCTAATTCGTTACTCATTCCCAGCTCTCCCCTTTAGTGTCTTCCATTAAATCAATCATTTTATTTAAGTACCAAACAGCTTTCTTAGCATCCTCTACAGGCTTACCTTTGTTCCACATCCTAGCACCAGTATATTTTATTACGTTACCTTGGCAGTATGAAATAGCATCAAACTTGCCTAACACATCTACAATGTAATCTATCGTTTCAATCTCACCCGCATTGTAGTGAGGTGGATTATTAATTTGGTCTATCTCATCCATAACTTTACCTTCTTTGTTTCAAAATTATATTCTCCGTCACGTAGAATACGTGCCAGCCGTGCGTTCTCTATTGCTATCTCTTCGCTTAAACCTTTATCTGCAAAAGCATCTACTACTGTCTGCCATGTAGCACCGTTCTCTTGTAGCAACTTGTCTGCTGTCTTCGCTCCAACAGTGGGGCAACCCTTGTAGTTGTCTGTCGAGTCACCCACTAAAGTTTGATACAAGAACCAGTAGTCTGCTTCTTCTTCATCAACCTCAGTGACCTTACCGTCTAGTAAATGGTAAGCGGGGATAGTTAACAGGTCTTTGTCTATAGACCAGATGACTGTGTTCTTATCCGCACTGCTTAGTATTCCTAAAAGGTCATCAGCCTCTAACCTATCCTCAACTTTGCCATTGAATTTTTCGCCTAGATATTTTTTAGCAAAATTTAGAAGCATAGGTTTACGTGTTCCTTTACGGTTAGCCTTGTAGTAAGGGGCTACCTCTTTGCGGTAGAGCTTATCTCCCGACAAACACGTAATGACCTTGTTACATCCTGACTGTTCTATGATCTCGTTCATAAACGTAGTCATGTTCTGTATTACATCTTGCTCAAAAGCATGAAGAGTCCAGCAACCTTCGCCCCAATCAACAGGGGTCTCCGCTACTACCGCAGCTTTGTACGCTACGATGTCGCCGTCTACTAATAATGTTCTATCTTTCATCTTCATCCTCCTCTTCTTCAAATGCTTCAAACAGTTCTTCTTGCAGTTGAAAGTTATGTCTTGTTATTACGACCTGTATAATTATCTCGCCAATCCACTTGACTCCAAGAGCCACGCTTACGAATAGAAAACTAAACACAAGGATCATATTAAGTGTTGTTCCGTCCATGTTCATACCCTGTGTTTAACCAATTTAAGTTTACGAGTAACAGGATCAAACTTAATAAACTGTACTCCCAGTTTCTTTTGTGTTGGTGTTCTGCTTGGTAGGTTGGTGTTCTTACCTTCCATCTTGACATCAAATAAGTACACTTCACCATTCTTAATCCCCACAACATCCACAGCTCCTGTGCAACCAGCGTTATAGAACACTTCAAACCCTTCATCCCATAACCACGTAATTGCATATAGCTCTGCCACATCTCCTAAACGACTCGAACTAGTGAGTCTCTGCCCAACTTCTGCCGACATCGAACTCTGAGTCGAGAGGACATTTGAATCCATACTTTTCTTCGGTTTTCTTAATAGCCTTTTTAGTGATTTCACCTATGTCATCCTCCAAGCCTTCCTTAACTATAATTTGCACTTCATCATGGACAAACGCCACTATCGCAACTTCTTCTGTAGTGTAGCCTTTAGCACGTATCATCTTCTCGATGGTTGCGTACCAATGCTTACACACGATAGCTCCTGCTGATTGAAGCAATGTATTTAAAGCAGCGTGGGGGTGACGTATAGGTATGTGCCTACCATCTAAGCCTTTGATAAACTTCTCACCATGCTGCGTCTCTAACCGTAGCTTAATAGCCTCTGTTAGTTTTTTAAGGGCGGGAGTCTTAGCTAAGAATCTTTTCTTAATCTGCCCACCTTCTCTCGCGCCCTTGCCAATAATCTCACCAATCTTTTCGTTACCCGCACCATACAAGAATCCATAGATAAACGTCTTAGCTTGGGAGCGTGTTGCTAACCCTGCTGCAAGTTGGTTTGCTGTGTGTATGTCACCTTCTAAAATTTCTTTACCATACTTACCGCCATCATAACGGTTCATGTAGTGTGCTAGACATCGCAGCTCTAAACCACTAGCGTCTGCCCCCAACAAGGTGTAACCCTTCGGGGCATGAAATAGTTTGCGACATTCCTCCCCAAAGGCGGCTGTTCCAGATGGTACTTGAGCGACATTAGGATCACTATGTGTACACCTAGAAGTAACAGCGCCCATATGATTAACTCTGCCGTGTATTCGTCCTTTCTTCTCAAGCTTGAGCCATGCTTGTTTACCATTTCCTAATTGTCCTAGTCGTTTGTTTAGCATTAAGAACTCCGTTAACAACTTAGCTTCGGGCATATCAATTCCTGCCAAGATTTTTTCGTCAACTTTCGGCTCTCCTGATGGAGTATGTTCTGTTGGTATCCAACCCTTTTTCATAAGCCTATCGGCAATCTGCTGTCTTGATGCAGGATTAAAAGGTATGGTCTTTGTTTTAGTCTTAAGCTCAATTATTGTTGGCTCTAAAGTGTTAACTAATTCTGTTTCAATCTCCTGCTTTCTAGCAGAGAGTTTTGTATATAGTTTTTGTGCCGCTTCTACATCAAAGGGGAAACCTATTTGTTCTTGTTGCAACAATAGGGTAGCCATCTCATGTTCAAGTTGCATTGGTTCATGTGGGTAACGCTTACGCTGTATTACTTCATACAGTTTCACGTTAAGCCCTACATCTTGTTTACAATACTCTAACATCTCAGGTGTGAATACATCCCAAGCATCTTCCTGCTCACCGTAAGCACCTTTGTGGTACTTGAGGCGTTGTCCCCATGCCTTCAAAGAGTGAGAGCCTATGAGCCTGTTGTCTACCTTACGTGTTAGTATATCGCGTTCTTTCATGTTCGCCCAGATTAAGCGTGAAGCCACTAATGTGTCAAACACTTCACCTTTATATTCAAAGCCAAACAGTTTCTTTAAGACTGGTAAATCAAAACCTATAATGTTGTGTCCACCAATCTCAGGTGTTTGTGATAGTATGGTTAAGCCTTCTTGCAGAGACTCACCGTGGTAACTAAGCACCTTACCTGATTTTGTATCCTGCATAACTAGACAGTGTACTTTTGTTACATCCTGTAGTAATCCATCTGTTTCTATATCAAATATAATCATTTAACCGTCACCTCCAAAAATGTTTCAACCCAAACAGTAGCTCCACAAGCCATCGGTTTATTTGGTCTGCTTACAAACCTAGCCACAACGTGACCGTTCTTGTCTCTAATCTCAGCCTCAAAACCTTTTCTATTTTGTTTGTAGTCTTTAACAGTTAATGGTGGACGAAGCTCCTCATCTAGGTGCTTCTTGTTATGTCTAACATTATGTTGATTAACGTGAATCTTAGTTTTCATATATCCTCTCGCTGGAGTGATTAAAAAGGTACATCAAATTCCTCTGACATACGACCTGTTGTGGTGGAGTAGTGAAGCTGTCCTGCTACACCTGTATCACCTGACCATCTGTTCTTTAAGATACG